AGGAAGAGAGTTGGTTCCTCGAGAGGCATGTATTACCGGGGGATCCCGGCACGGCAGACCTTTGGAACCACCTCTGGGAACGGATCATCGAACCCAGGTATTCAGAGACTGGAGAAGAGCTCTTCATCCGGGCAACTTCAGTCGATACGGGGGGCCACTACACTCAGCAAAGCTACTCGTTCGCGGGGCCGCGGTTTCGCTACCTGGCGCCCAACGGAGAGCGGTGCTTTGTCTTTGCGATCAAGGGGCAACCCGGTAACGGAGACATATGGCCCAAAAAGCCTAGCTACAAGAATTTGGGGAAAATCCCCCTATTCCCCATCCGGGTCGCTCCTGCGAAGGAGGTCATCTACTCCCGGTTGAACAAAGTGACAGAACCAGGCCCTGGCTACATCCATTTCCATGAGGGCTTCGACGACGACTTCTACACGCAATTAACAGCGGAGCGTGTGATCACAAAGTGGGATACGCGAGGGTTCCCAAAGAGAGTTTGGGAATTGAAATACGACGGCGCTCGAAACGAGGTGCTTGATTGTGCCGTATATGCGTTGTCCTCATTATGCGGGCTCCAGTCCATGGGCTTCAACCTGGACAGGGAGGCGGAAAAGCGAATGGCAGAACTCCAAGTCTACCCCCTTGGAGAAGAGGCAGCGGTCAGTGAGCCGGTCGCCTCACCGGGGCCGCAAAGCGGGCCAGCGGCTCCGGTTTCTTCGCCCGGCGCGGCAGTAAGCCGTCCTGGTGTACGACACGGTGTTACGAGGAGCAGTTTCCTAGGGAGATAGCGGATGGCATTCGCAGCGAGTGACTTGGTCGCGATCGAAACGGCGATCAAGAGCGGAGAATTAGAGGTCGAGTACCAAGACCGGAGAGTCAAGTACCGATCTATGAACGAGTTGATGAAGGCGCATGCGATCGTAAAGCAGGCCCTCGATGAGCCGACCCTACCGGGTTCGCGCAAGGCGCAGCAAGTCCGCTTTGCTTCAAAGCGAGGGTTCTGACAATGAGCGAGGCGGTGGTGATCTATGGTGCCGATGGGCGCCCGATCAAGGTTCAGGCGATAGGATGGGACTCGGCGCAGTCGCACGGGCAAAAGGACAGGGTCCGAGCCTACAATTGGACTTCGGGTTCAGACTCGATCAACAACCTTTTGGCCCGCGGTGGCGTGGGGACGATCCGCTCAAGAAGTCGCGAGGCGGTGAGGAATGACCCCGTTGCGGCCAGGGCAATCGATGCATTCGTCAGCAATTGCATAGGGAGCGGAATCAAACCGCTACCCATTGTGGACGATGAGGATCTTCGGAGAGAGATCCTGGGGGCTTGGCAAGAGTGGTGCGAGGAGGCCGACGCGGATGGGCGGGCTGACTTTTACGGGCTCCAGTCGTTGGCAGTCAGGGCCATGCGCGAAGGCGGCGAGTGTTTTGTGCGCTTCCGCCCCCGCCGCCCACAGGACGGATTCTCGACTCCACTACAGATCCAACTGCTCGAGGCCGAATTTTGCGATGCATTGAAAGACACTGCGCTGCCCACCGGCAACATCGTGCGGTCAGGGGTTGAGTTCGACAGGGTAGGTCGCAGGCGGGCCTATTGGATGTTTCGGAACCACCCAGGTGACTACATTGGTGTAGACAGTTTGAACTCATTCCCTGTACCCGCCGATCAAGTGGCTCATATGTTCCAAGCATTGCGGCCCGGTCAAGTACGAGGGGTTCCATCGATGAGTGCGGTCCTGGTTGCACTCTACGAACTGAGTCAATTCACAGATGCAGAGTTGGTCCGCAAAAAGCTGGCGGCGATGCTGTGCGCCTTCCAGACCACACCGAACCCAGACAACGACATCCTGGGAGCCGGGTCGGTGGGGACCGCGACGGACGGGGTTGAGCTCGGATCATTGGAGCCCGGGACACTTCAACTCTTGCCGCCCGGTCACGATATACGCTTCAGCGAACCCGCAGACGTTGGCGGGGCATTCAAGGATTTTATGTCTCAACAATTACGCAGCATCGCATCTGGCTTGGGGCTCACCTACGAGCAACTAAGCGGGGATTTCTCGCAGGTATCCTATTCGAGCGCCCGTGCTGCGATGATCGAATTCCGGCGGTCCATGAAGCAGATGCAGACCCAAGTGGTTGTCCATCAGTTATGTAGGCCGATATGGCGCAGATGGTTTGAGACGGCCGTCATTTCTGGTCGTTTGGAATTGCCCAGTGGCATGTCCGTAAAGGAGGCCTCATCGGCACGCTGGATCCTGCCGGGTTGGGAACAGGTCGATCCACAGAAGAGCATTTCCGCCCAAGTGACCGCCATCCAAGCGGGGCTGATGTCCCGCGACCAGGCGATTGCCGAGAGCGGCGTAGACCCCGAAGAACTGGACGCCGAGATTGCCAGAGGCAATGCGCGGCAAGCAGAATATGGCTTGACCTTCGACCCCAGCGTGGGGCCTGGTGAAAACGAGCCGGAAGGGGACGAGTATGACTAGCGAAGAAACCGGGGCGACGTTGGAACTAGCGAGCCGCGTTTATAATACGCCACTGGCGATCCACCCGGATATCTTGCGCTTCCTTGGTTGGTGCAAATTGGACATGGACGACTTGGCCGCATGGATGGCACAAGGGGGCGAACCACCCACGCCGCCCGCCGCGGTTGATCACGGTGGTGTAGCCGTCATCCCGATCCATGGCAGCCTGATGCGCGGGACTTTTTTCAGCGACTACGATGATATCGGGGACGCACTGGATGCCGCAGTCAGTGACGCATCGGTTTCATCCATCTTGCTAGACGTTGATTCGCCAGGTGGTGAGGTCCGCGGCATGTTTGATCTAGCCGACCGGATCTACTCGGCCCGTGGAGCCAAGCCCATTGTGGCCCACGCGAATGACCAGATGACTTCTGCGGCCTATGCGCTCGCCAGTTCCGCGGACGAGGTAGTGGCGAGTCCCACGGCTAGCCTTGGATCTATCGGGGTCGTCGCGATGCATGTCGATCAGTCAGCCGCCGCCGAGAAGGCGGGTCTCAAGATGACGGAAATCGCATCCGGGGCACAAAAAACAGCACTGACCCCGAACCGCCCATTGTCTGACTTGGGTCGGGCGGTGCTCGAGAAGGCGGTGACTAGTTCCGCTGATCAATTCTTCGACCTGGTGTCCCGCAACCGCGGGCTCTCTGTCGATGCAATCCGCGACCAGGAGGCCGGCATTTTCTTCGGCCAAGAGGCAGTGGACAATGGGCTCGCAGATCGAGTCGCCTCGCGGAGTGAAGTGCTCCGCGAACTTTTGAACCCAATTGCCGTGCAGGGTGTGGAATTATCCACTCCGTTGTCGGCCAACACCTCCGTGCCGGTGACTATGGCTCGGGAAGAGGGGAGTCAACCCATGGCTGATGCCATTGAGACGACCCAGGTCGAAGAGGAGATCGAGACTCCACTGGCCCAGGTCGAAGAGGAAATCGTCACTGAGGAGCCCACTGAGGACTCCAACGCGACTGATCTCGAAGCCGCGCACGCCGAAGGCCGCGCAGTAGCAGCACAGGAAGCTCAAGAGATCATCGAGCTTTGCACACTGGCTGGTACGCCCGCCGCCGCCGCCGCATTTATCGCGGCCGGTGAAATCGTCAGCACGGTTCGTGCTCGACTGCTGGAGACGAAGGTCATCCAGGGCGAGAGCAACGACATCAACAATTCAGTGGACGCACTCGCGTCCGCTGGTTCGCCCCAGGTCGAAATCGACCCGGCGGCGATCTACAAGGCCCGACGTGAGATCGGGAGGAGGAATTAACCATGGCAACAAAAACCGAAACTAGGCATACCGCCGGTTTTATTTCGTCCGAGGCGAATGGCAATCGCAGCCGTCTGACCGTCACCGTCGATGGTGCGGCTACGACTTCGGCGGGTCTCGCTGCGGGCACGGTGATGGGAAAAGTCACTTCCGGTGGCAAGTACATCGCGTATGTCAATGCCGCCAGTGACGGTAGTGGTGTGGCGGCGGGTCTCTTGATCGAAGAACTCGCCACGGGCACCGCTGATTCGACTGCGACACTCATCGCCCGTGATGCTGAAATCAATACGGACGAAATCACTGGTTCCGACGCCGACGGAAAGTTGGAGTTGGAAGCACTTGGAATCGTTTACCGCTAGCCAAGGCTAGCAAGAAAGGAGGCCAATCATGGCTTCAATGGATGTGTTTGGTGCCGATGGCTTCAGCCTTCGAGCATTAACTGCGGCGATTAACGTGCCGCAGTATTCTCCAAGCCGCATCGCCGAGCTTGGGGTTTTTGAAGAAATGGGGACGACGACTACGCGAGTTTCGGTAGAACGACTCGCGCAACCCGTTTCCCTTGTTCAATCAACCAGTCGCGGAGGCGCCCCTGGCGAAGTCGCGAATCCCATGCGTACCCTGTACGACTTGAACACTGTTCGTGTAGCACTGAGCGACACGATCAGCGCAGATGAACTGCAAGGTATCCGGGCGTTTGGGACGGATTCTGATGTTGAGGCGTTGATGAACGAAGTCAACCGCCGCAATCAGGCTCTGGCCGCGAACATCGCTGCGACGATCGAGTATCAGCGATTTACGGCACTCCAGGGTGACACCAAAGATGCAGACGGAACGAGTTTGGTGGACACCAGTTCCGTCTTCGGAACAACGGACGGGTCTGAGGTGGAAGTCAATTGCGACGGGACGCTTCTCCGCACCGATGTATCGACGGCGATTCGCGCTATTGAGTCTGCTCTGGACGGTCGTCCCTACACCAGTATCCATGCCTTTGTCGATGCGACTTTCTTCGACAATCTCATGGACAACGTCGAGATCCGCGACTCCTGGAAGTACACCCAGGGTGCGGCTCTTCGCGACCGGACGGCGGGTCGTAGTCTCGACTTCGCCGGGATTCTGTTTGAGGAGTACCGACCTCTCTCTGGGTCCAACCCGCTCGGCACTGGCAAGGGCATCGCGTTCCCGATTGGATCGGGGATCTTCCAAACGAGATTCGCACCTGCCGATTACAACGATACGGTCAATACGATGGGGCTCCCGCTGTATGCGCGGACCTTCCCTGACCCTGACGGAAACCGTTGGCAGCGCCTCGAAGTCCAGACAAACGTGCTGAACGTCTGCGTGGACTCCTCCTGCGTTGTGCCGTTGGATGACGGAATGTAAGAGTTCCGTC